CTTATCTTTAATTTTTTTATATACTCCCCCGTAAACTCTATCCACGCTCCGGCTTTTATGTATCCAAGCCCCTTAGTTGTTAGTGTGTCGTTTTCTCTAAACACATACAGCACATCATCAACGCCGGCGCTGTCCAATTTTACATATCCGTATATGGGCACATAATTGCTGCTCGTTATTGTTGTTGTATCCATCGCCGTTGTAATAGCCTTCCCCTCAAATCCAACGGCCCCATTCAACCGCCCGCCGCTCTGCGCATTTGCGGTACTTATCAGCACCATCTGCGCAATTACAAACATCACACTCAAAACTTTTTTCATCTCTTCCTCCGTATCCTTTTATAAATTTTACCCACTTCCTCCCACAATCGCTTCCGGTGTATTATCATCTGCCCCAATGTCCACAAACACATTAAGCACAGCGACGCTATCTGTAAATACTCCTTCATGTTTGCCAAATTCGTAAACCATGCAAACGCTCCGGTTAAAAGCGTTGAAAGAATGTGAAACTTATCACTGTGCATTGTGTTCCCCATAATTGCACTCTCTGTAATAATGCGCTCCGCCGTTAATTAAAAATCAAGGGCTCATAGCCAACAACTATAAGCCCTCCGCAATCATTTACTGTTGTCCTCATCATCCTGCTCCAGCACCCGCGCCAGATCCGCACGTTTCCCACCCTTCGGCAAATCAATATCACGCCCCGCATCCTTCCGGGCCCCAATCTCTTCCTTCAAGTTCTCCACCGTCCATCCCTTGTACGGTTCACCCGGCTCCGCTCCATCCGCTCCGCCGGCATTCCCTTCCGCAATCAGTTTCTCCATAAACTCTTTCACACTCTCTATCTGCGCGCTGTTCAGTTTCCCAATCAGCGCATCCAGCTCCACCTTCTTCACCGCTGTGTTCACCGGGTACTTCGCCAGGTCAATCTTCTCACCCTCCTTCAAAATCACATACCGCCCCGGGTACGCTTTCACCAGATTCTTTGCCGCCTCTTCCGGCACCTGTGCGTCAGGGTTCAACTCCATCTGCTTCTTTGCCTTCCCCTTTTCTTCCTTTATATAAATCCGCACCGGTATCGCCGTCCCCTCCACTACCGCCAATCGTACTGTTTTCATGTTCACTCCTGAAAATTGTTCTCTCTCCCGTAGGGAGAGATGTCAACCCGCCGTTTTCTGGCGGGTTGACAGAAAGGGGTCACACCCCGTTATTTATCCTTACGTCACCGTCGTCCACGTTGCATCGGTCTCTTTCACGTAAATTGCAACGCTCCCGGCAAGGTATTGCGTCACCCTCGATCCCACCGGTGCATTCCCGTATCCCGTCCCATCCGTCGCCGTTAGCACCGCACTTACATTCACCGGCGTCCATATATCGTGTATCATGTGCCCGTCACCTACCAGCACGTGTACCATTGCATTCGCCGGATAGGCAAACACGCTCAATCGTAAGTGCGGATCACTCATCAGCAATGTCGCCGCCACCATTCCACCGCCGGCAGTCAATACACCCGCCTGCAACGGATCCTGCAGCAACACACCGGCAACTGCTCCAATCGCCAGCACCGCCATTATCATCAAAATCCTTTTCATACTCACACTCCTAAAAAATTGTTCTCTCTCCCTATGGGAGAGATGTCATCCCGCCAGAAAACGGCGGGTTGACAGAAAGGGGTTCACACCCCGTTATTTAATTCGGTATATGGTAAAACGCTCTCAGCGTTGCGTAAAAATACGCACCACCTAAAGATACGTGCTCCGTCTTATCCGCAGTCGTGGGGCCAACATAAGAGTTTAACTGCCAAACAACTTTTAGTCTGTTAAATGGTTGGTACCAGCTCCTTGTCAATAGCTTGGTATCGTGTTCCGCTACCTTTATGCTGTCAAAAGTCGTACGTGTTATTGGAATGGTTAAAGCGGCCGCACTTCCGTCAAACACCGGACCCAACACGCCCACTAATCCAATACTATCAGCCGTCGTATATCCTTTTCCGCCCCATAACAGGTACAAACTATCCGGATAAAGTTTCAATGCTTGCCCGTCTGGCGGTGTATACGTATAACTTAAATCGCTTACCACCGTGCTGTCCTTCGTTACAAACGTAATGCCCGGGTACGTAGCATTTGTGGCGCTGGTCCCGGTCGTAATCACGGCAAACCGTTTGGCCGCCGTCGGGCCAACATTAAAATCCTGCACTATCTGCCCGTACGCAATCTGCGTCAGCAACGCCACTACCAATCCAATCAAAAACTTTTTCATAGTCACCTTCCTTTGATAATTTCAAAAATGTAGAACATCTCAAATAATTGTGGGAACGCCTGACAAGACGTTCCCTACCTCCTCATTCCCTCCCCCTTCGGGGGAGGGTCAGGGAGGGGGCTTTTAATAAGCCAATTGATCCGGGCTATACGTCGCCGCAACAAGGCTTCCCGTATTCTCCAAAAATTGCCCGGCCGTCAACAGCGTTCCATCCGGATCCGTTATTCCGCCATCCTTGTCAAAATTGTCATTACGCACACAAGAGTGTATCCCTTTAATCGCCACACCCTTCACTTTGCCGTAGTCCAATTTCTGATCCTCCAGCACCCACCGCTCTCCAATCCCAATGCTCAACATCCCGCGTCCCACAAGTATAGCCACCTTCCGGTCATTCGTGTCACGCTCACGCAAAAAGTTCCCGTATGGCGCCCCAGCAACCGCCAGTGTTGCATCCGGCTTCGGCCCGTATCGCACCGTTCCCGCCGTTACCGTGCTGTCAGCCAATCCACCCGCAGCCAGTGCCGCAGTCCTCAAACCCCACAACGTCACATCCGGGATTATTGCCGCCCCTTCAATAAATGCTTCGCTCAGGTTCCCCAGAAAATGATCAGCAAGCGACGCCGTATGTATCCCGTTCAGTGCAAACTTCTGGAAATCCGGATCCGCCAACAATTGCGCCCATTGGCTTAGGCTGCAAAAAATCGGGTAGAATGGTTTACCGTTCTTTGTTACTAGTGGTTGAATCTTTTTCTTCGGCGCTTCCAGCACCATGTTCCGCACCAACGCATACGAAAATCCCTCCGTTGTCTCATCATCCAACCCATCCACATAACTTTCAATCGCAGCTTCATACCCAGCCGTCCCTGGTCGACCGGCTGAATAGTCAACAAACCCGTGCCCCGCAACAATAAAATTCGGGTGGCTTATCGAAGTCACAGCCCTTCCACCTTTTGCCGTCGGCATCAGCAAATCACGGCTTGCACCCGTCAGTATCCCGCTCAGTATCGTTCCCCCCACATGGTACCGGTTCAACCAATCCTTCAACTGGTATGCCGCCTGCATCACCTTCGCCTCGGCAATTTTCTTTATCAGTTGCCGGCTCATCCCCTGCACCGGGTTTGCGGCATGATCCGTCTCGTTAATTTCCACCTGCCGCCATGCAAGAAATTGTCTCTCCTCATTTCCCGTAATCGGATTGTCCCCGTGCGCTGCAGGCATCCCCGTCAAGCTCACAGCAATCGGTAGCCTCATACTCACCTGGCCCTGGGCAATAAATTCCTCAAACACCTCAATCGGGCTTTGCGTAAACGTCACATTGTTGTTCGTCAGGTTGTTCACCACGTACTCCCCACCCGTCTTTTTTATATACTCCGGCGCCACCAACTGCCCTAATTTACTCCCCCAGTATTGCCGCTCTCTCACCATATACTGCAGCAAATCCACCTTCCCCTGGCTCGTGTAGTCAAACAAACTCACCTCCATCCCAAACATCACCGCCCCATGTTTAACCACCATGTACAATACTGCCACTATCGACAGTACATTAATTAACAGCATTAAAAAATTCATACCGCTCTCCTTTCGTTTTTTCCCTCCCCTGTTCTCTCCCCCTCCTACATGTTTCCCTCCCCTTTGGGGAGGGTCAGGGAGGGGCCTGGGGAGGCTCTCTACGTTTTTTTAATCAGTTCATCCTGCTCTTCCGCACTCAAACGTGCAAACGCTTCCTCGTCCGGAATTTTTACCTGCGATTCCTTCTTCCTCGGCGCCGTTCTGTTCCCGGAAATACCGCCGTTCTGCGTCTGCTTCAGCATATCCGTATGGGCCGCCTCGTACTGCTTCATTGCCTCTTCCCTCTCAATCAAACGCTCGTGCTTTACAATCGCTTCACGGTTGCGCAAATAAAACAAATCAAACAACCCGCCCTTGTTCAAAAAGTTCACGTTGTTTTTTTGTGAATATACCGCAGGGCTTTTTAAAGCCTCATCAATAAACTTCGTCAACTCCTCATCCGTCAACGGCAATTTAATTTGCGCTGCGTAATCCTTTATCGCTTTCTTTTCAACTTCCAGCGTCGCCGCATTTTCCGTCCTGCTCTCTTCCAACGAACTCACATATCCATCCACGCCGGCCTTCACCCGTGCATACGTACTTGTTATCACCCGGTCCAACGCATAGTAATGTGCAGGATCAACATCATAGAGATTTTCCATAAACTCATTGCTTACTTTTTCATCCTGCAAAAACTTTTCAGGCAATACGTAACCTGCTTTTTCCAGCATTTTCGCTACCTTGGTACGTCGCACTTCGTTAACCGTTAGCTGAGCAATTTCCAACGTAACTGCCTTCCGCTCTTCATTCGTCAACTCCGTCGACGTTGCTCGCTCTGCTCCCGCCGCCGGCGCCGCTGCCGCTTTCGCATTCGCCGATATCGCCGCATCCATCTCCGTGTACAATGTCTCCAGTTCTTTCACATCGCTCGTCTTTGCGAGCAGCGTTTCAACAACCCTCTCACTGTACTTCAACACCTTTCCGGCGTTGCGCACCGCTTCTTTTAACTCTTCCGGCGTTTTGTACTTACCTGCCAACAGTGTTTCGGTTTTACCGTCAGGTGTATCCTTTGCAGGTGTATCTGCTGGTGCAGCTCCCGCTTCGGCTCCTTTCGGTTTATCCTGTGCGCTTTTATCACCGTCTTTGGGTGTATCCTTTTTATCGGCTCCCTTTCCGGTGCCCGCTCCAGTACTTGCCGCCTGTGCAGTCTTGTACTCATCAATCCACTTTTTCTTATCTTCCACATTATACAACTCAGTCAATTTCTCATCGCTTAATTCCACACCCTCCAATTCCTTCTCCATATCAAAACCCTTTTCACCTTTTTCCCCCTCCCCGAGGGGGCCAGGGGAAGGATCACTCTCTCCTTTCCCGTCCACTATCGTCTCCATCAACGGTAGCGCCATCAACCCCATCATCAAAAATCCAAGCGCATCGTAATGCGCTAATCCCATCACCACCAATACCACCAAAATTCCACCAAACAACTTTTGCATCTTCGTCATAATAAATCTCCTTAAAATTATTGTTGTCCCTCCAATATGCTTCCCTCCCCTCTGCTCTCTCCCCCTCCTACATGTTTCCCTCCCCTTTGGGGAGGGTCAGGGAGGGGCCAGGGGGGGGGGAGGCTTCCTACGCTTTCCTAACCTCTTCATCCTGCTCCTTCTCATCCATCTCGTTAAACTCCTCCTCACTCGGCAACCCTTTTGACTTTGCAAAACCTACTTTGTGAAATTCCAACCTTACTGTCGTCCCGCTGTCATTGTCATCCTCCCTGGTTTCCTTCATCGCTACACGGATCAACCCTCGCACTTCATACATTTCATCCTGTTCCAGTTTATCCAACCCCGGCAATTCCTTGCCATTTGCATTTAAGGTTGCGTAACACATTCCCCCTTTAGTCACACCCGGCATCATCGGAACCCCTGCATCTTTTCCCGTCTCATCCATTTTTTGCTTATACCCCGCCGCCTGCATCTTTATTTCACTCATACTTCCTCCGTAAAATTGTTTTCCCCCTCCCCGAGGGGGTTAGGGGGAGGTGTGCAATATTAAAAAAACACCCAACCCGCTCGCCAGCAACCACCCAACCACAAACATCCCGCCCAACAGCGTCAAATTTTTCCACGCCGTCACCATCTCCGTCGGCGTATTCAAAACCACATACCGCACAATCACAAACGCCAAAGTCAAACACACAACCACCATCATCCAAAGCAAAACCGTCAATGCAACCATAATTATTTTTTCCTTCTTATTTTTCCCCCTCCTTTGGAGGGGGTCAGGGGGAGGCGTTCATCCTCTCCCTCGCCATCTGCATCGGCATATTCATCGTCTGCAGCTGCTTTTGTTTCACCTCTTCACCTTTTTGTTCCATCGCCAGCATCGCCGCCGCTTGTTGCTGCTGCTGTTGCGCCGCCGCCGCTTGGTCCTGCATCCCCTTATTCTCCCGTAAAAGTCCCGCAATCTTCTGGCTCATCGGATTGTCCCACAACTCCACAATAAACGGCAGCACCAATCCCCGCTCCTGCGGATCCAGCAGCTCCAACAGCTTCAATCCCTCCATATACTTCACCTGCTTCTCGCTCGCACCCATCTGGCTCACGTCCGGCACCCAATCATATTCTCCCTGGCTGTAATCGTTCATCATCCCTTCGATCGTCGGCCAGTTCACCTGCAACCACCACAACTTATCCTCTTCACTCCCCGACTCAATCACACCAGGTATCCCCTTCGGCTCGTACAAAAGTCTCACGTATCTCTGCTGCGTCATATACTTCTGCATCAGTCCATCGGTATATTTAAATACACCCTTGCTCGCTATCGTTATGTGCTTATTCAAATACGCTAAATTTACCAACGCACTCTTCACCTTCTCCGTGTAATAACTCGCCGCCTCCGTTGTATTCTCCGCAAACCCCTGCAAGTTCGGACTCACTCCCGTCAACTGCCCAATCATCCCCGCGTGCTCCGTTCCCATCTTGCTCAGCAATTGCGCCGCCGCCGCATCCGGTTTCCTCTCCTCAGGTTTAAATCCACCAGGCGCCGCCTGCGGATCGTAAAACAAAATCTTCCCCCGCTTCTTACTCTTCCAATCCTCCAAATTTTCCGCCAATATCCCACCCTCCGGCAGCATTATATCCGGGTTCGTCGCCCGCAATATCCACTCCAGCATACTCATCTGCCGCTGATTGTAACTGTCATTAGGGCTTATCATCACATCCATCACACTCTGCGTCTGCATCAAATCCGGGTGCCAGTCATAACAAATCACCGGCTTAATCTTAAAACCACGCCCCTGCACTTCATACGGCTCCTCAATCAATTCCTCATCCTCCAGCAAAGAAGGGCAAACATACGTTTTCCATAATTGCGTCGTTTCAATCCATCGCAGCGTCGGGCGCTGGTATTTCTTCATCGTGTTGGAAATAAACGCCTCGTCATACTCCAACCCGCCCGGCACCATCTCCCGCCCGTCACTCACCGTATCATACACCCACAACGCCTGCACGTTTCTTGCATCGTGCAATTCCACCGCCCGGTACAATCCCGCCCTTGTATCCATCCAATCAAGCGAAGTTCCAACAACGTTCATACTCTGCGTGTTTGTGCTTGCAAACGTGCTCTCTTCCTTCCCCTTACTCCAAATGTCAGATAAGCCTCCCATTGTCTTCTCCGCCCAGCTCACCGGCTTAATCTCCCCGGGCTCCCTGTGTACCCCTTCCAGCTCCGCCGCTTTCGCCTTCAACTTATCCTTCTTCGCCTTATCCATACCCGGCAGCATTTGTATAATCTCATCCGCACTGTACCATCCGCTCAACAACATCCACCGCCAGTCACTCTGATCAATCCGCCTCGCATCCATGTCAAACAAAACCATAAACGGGTCATACGCCGAAATCCTCGGCTTACCCATTATGTTATCCTTCGTATCCCAGTTGCAGCACACCCACCCAATTCCACCAATCGCCGCATCGATTCCCGCTTTTCCAATTTCATAATAACCTTCATCGCCAATCCCATAGTCGCCCGTCACCACCGTGTGCACACCCGCCAATTCCTCGTCCCCCATCCGCACCGGCTTCGCCCTCATCTTGCTCATGCTCCCGGCAATGTGTCCCGCCACCGTCAAAATAATATTGTGCGTCAGGTTAAAAATAATCTCCGGCCTGTTATCCTCCCTCAGTTGCTTGCTCACCGCCTCCGTTATTTGATCCCCAATCACATACCGGTAATTCCGCGCCTGCCTGTCCCTAAACTTCGAAGCCCGTACCCTCCCCTGCTCATACAGCGTCTTAATGTTATTCACCCGCTTCGTCCCGCCGGCGTTCCCGCTTCCACTCACCATATTTACAATCGTATCAGCCATCAGTTCCCTTTAAGGCTTTGAAACTGCATAATCGCTTCCATTGCCAATTTTATTTGAATGCTTCTGAAAAAAAATTTGTATGGCTTTCGTAACATTTCCTGCACCATCTCTGATGTCAAACCTTTATTGTCAATCGTTTTCATAATTCCTCTTTCATCTGCGTTTTTATCAGCGCCATCTGCGAAATCATTAAGGCATCCCCGCCTCCCACTTTACACCCTCCCTCTTCGCCTTATCCCTCATCTTCTTTGCAATCCCCGTCGGCTCCGGTTCCCGCTCCGCCGGCGCAAAGCTCGCCATCACGCTGTACCGCTCCTCTTCAATCGCATGGTCCGGCACTTCAGGGTCATTCCCTCTCCCCTTAATATCCTCCACATCGTTCTCATCGTGCTCTGCACCCTGTATCTCATCCACAAGCGGCTCATTCAAGTTTTCAAAGTAAAACCACTTGTGCCGCTGCATCAAATTCTTCCAGGCGCCCCACCCCACCACACGATCCCTCACCGCGTGCACCAGCACCAAATCCTTTTGCCTGAACAGTTCCGCATACGTCAGTTCCTTCCCCTGTATCGCCAAATGTTCATGCTTCGCCCACGCATCGTGCCCGCTCGTAATAAACTTCGGCTTCCGTCCATCCGTCCACGGGCAAGCATCAATCATGCTCGCAATCGCATCCACATTCTGCTGCATCCCCGCGTCCGCTTTGTAGTACGTCAAAATCCTGTAATGCCTCCCCCGGAAATCAATCGCCTTCAATCCAAAACTGCACGGACTGCTCCATCCCGGATCCAAACTCCCATAAAACTTCCACTCCTTCGGAATCTTAAACGGCTCCACCATCATCCCGCCCCCACTCACATTTTTCGGGTCATACCTGCTCGGACTAAATTGATCAAAAAAGTCACCGCTAAACGCCTCCGGATCCCCGTTCAGCAGCGCCTGCTCGTGCTTCTTCCCCTGCATCCTAATCCTCGCCGGGTACTTCGGATCAAGCGCCAATCCAATCTTGTTATCCGTGTACAGCGCCGGTATAAATTCCCTGCTCACCGCATCCCGCTGCTCATCATCCGTCGCCGTGCCGCTCAAAATCCTTTCCGTCACATCAATTCCCGCAGGGTTCGCTTCCGGTTTATTATCCATGTCGGGAATAAACCACCTCACCTCATTCGGTTTCATGCACCGCACAAACCTCGCACGCGTCCACTTCAAACCACTCCCAATCCAGTTGCACGTCGCCCGCATCCTTACAAACAAATCAGGTATCGTGCTTCTCAATCGCCCCATCAAGTGCAAATACTGCGTCAGCGTAAACTGTTCAAGCTGATCCCACGCAATGTATTGGTACTCCATACTGTCGTGATCGTACTTGTTCGCTTCCTTCTCCAAGTGGCAGAAAAATATCTTCGCCCCGCTCGGAAACGTCCAGCTCATCCCCGGCTCACCCGGCCTGTGATACACAAACCTTCCCCCGTAGTACCTGTAATACTTATTGCTCTCATCAATAAACTTCACCAGCTCAGGCGTTTTCCTGCGAAATAAAATTCCCCGGTACTCCGGCACCTCGATCGCAAATTTTCCAAGTGCCGTTTGTTCATACTGCAGCCCCAGCGCATCCATAATTTCAAACCACGTCTTGCCGCCAAACACACCGCCGCCAACCAGCAACTCCGTCGCTGCACACGCCAACCCTTCAGTCTGCGGTCCCTCCTGCGGCGCAACAATAGTAATACTTTCCCCCTCCCCGAGGGGGACGGGGGGAGGCACAACAGAAATGGGATCTGTGTTAATCAATACACCCATGCTACTTTTTAACAGCAGCCACAACAACAGTAGCGCCATTCTTTAATCCTCCTTTAAATCCTGGAAACACAAACGTCGGCGGTTTCATCGGGTGCTCCGGATCCATTCCAATCAAACTCCTGTTCTTGTACTGCTTCCTCAACCAGTTATATACAATCAACTCAGCCAGCTTCGGGTTTGGCGGTACTAGTTTGTTAACCCTGTTCGTTACCACCAACCTCTCATCCAACACCACATTTTCTTTTTGTCCGTTCCTTTGCCGGGTCACAACTAACCGCGGCTCCTTCGTTATTTCTTCATACTCAAAACCATGCGCTGCTTGAAACACACTCACCTCAATCAACGCCACAGCTTTTTCTTTTTCACTCTCCACCATCGCCTTCAACACCGGGTCGTGCTGCATCAATCGGTAAAACGTCGCCTCACTTATCCCCGCATCCGCCGCCGCTTTTTTATTCGTCTTCAATCGGCCAACCGCCTGCAGCAACGCATCCTTTTTCTTCCCCGCAATCTTTATCCTCTTCCGCCCAGGCTTCCCCGCTTTTTTATTCTTTGCGCCTTTAGCCCCCTTAGCGGACCGCTTCCCCTCCCTCACCTTCTTCATCTCAAAACCCTTCTTGCTCATAATTCTCCCCCTCCCTGAGGGGGTCCAAAGGAGGTAATAATACAAACGCCGATAGTGCTCTCATACACCATCGGCGTTCTCAACTCTCGTACGGGTTCTTACACTCGTGCGTCTCATGCTCAAATTTACATCATTGCACACCCCTGTTAAAGGAAAGGATTACCACAACCCCAATAAAAATAAAAAACCCGCCTCAGCGGGTTCATAATTTTCTCGGGGCTGGCCAATCAGGCCAATGCTCGCTTCTCCAGTAATCATATTTAGGCAACCTCATACAATCGTCGCAAATTAATATCTGCGGTCGACCGTACCCGCCCGGCGGATTCACTTGCGTTAAATATTCCTCCCCATCCATTCGCCTTTTGCAATTACTGCATGAATCTATCTGCTCAGGTTTTTCTCCCATAACCAAATATAAAATCACATATCCTCCTTTTGTTAATTTACATTTCTCACTCCCACTTCCAAACTACACACTTTCACCTCTCAAATCAACCACACTTTTCCCCCGTCTTTATTGCTCAAAACTTT